GCTTAATGGATAGCGGAACCATGACTAACAGTGTGGTGGGGGCTGTATTGTAGTCATCGTTCCCTTATTCAGAAGATAGAGAGTAAAATTTCACATACCTTATAGGAAGTGAAAACAACAAAATTACAATAGGGGGATTACAGATGGAGCAATTATCATTCTTTCCAGAAATCGACGACAAGGAGTACAAATTAATACAAAAAGCAGTAGTAAAGGTATTGCGTGATTATAAAGCCCTAGCTGTACGTATGGAGAACCAAAGTGAATGCGAAAGGGAAAGTATTCAGTTATTCCCAGAGCTACGTGATACAAGGAAGATAAACGATTATAAGTACTTGCAAATCAAAAGAGCATTAGAACATTCTTTAGATCCTGAGCAGAAAGAGATTATTGAACGGAAGTATCTAAATAATGGTCTAATGAGTGATAAGGCGATAAAAGCGCAAATGATGTTAGAAAACAATTGGTATTACTATCAGAAGAAAAATGCGATTATGGCAATTGCTACGGCATTAAGAATTATATAAATGGAGGGAAGAGAAATGAATACAGATAGGTTAAAGTCTTATGCAAAAAGACAGGAGAAGAAGGCAGAGCTATTTGAAAGGAAGTTTCTTGATTATAGAAATAAGATGCTTAAACTCTATTATTTAGTAGACGACGAAGCATTGAGAAAGGATATAAAATCATTTTTGCAAGATGAACAGGGTGATATAGTATTTGGTTCAATAGAAGAATGTTTTGAGTGAAAAACACGGATAAAACGCGGATAAATTAACGATAAAGGAGCGGATAAGCAAATGCACGATTCGAATTATCATTATCTTACAAGCTCATTAAAGAGCTTTGGACAGCCCTTTGACAACCGCATATCGAAGAGGATTAGTACACCTATAGTGAAACGTTCTTCGCGAGAATGTCACGGTAACGTATACCGCATCAAAAAAGGGGCGGGCAAGGCGGTAAGAACCCGTAATGAGACGAAAAGACCAATTAATGAAGACATATTCCAGTGTGGCGGGTGTGATACTACTCGCATTCGTCATACTGTTTCTATTGTATTTATCAATCAGCTTGGGAGTCGTCCCCTAAGTTGATAATAAATATAATACTAGATGCCGTGTCTATGATTTCTACATTTGAAAATGGAATGGGTGATGGTTCATATGATTGAATGAATCGCACATTTCAAAAACTGTAGTACAAGAACAAAATCTTCGTCGATTTGAACGGCATTACACTTTCTAGTGATTACTGCGAATCTTCACTAGGCAGAGGGCTTCCGCTCTTTGTTTGAGCAAACATGAGGCAGTTCCCCCTCTGTCCCCTCCACATGTTTGTTCACGCAAGAAGCGGAAACTTCTTTTACAAATTTATATTTTGTATTCGTTCCGTGCTTGAAAATGATTACTATCTACTATAGGAGAGTTCCCATAGCTCTCTTTGAGCATATAGTACGCTGTATGTTGAAAGAGGTTATGAATCTCATACTTTGGGACTTGCTCCCCGGCGCAACTGAGCGCAGATTGATCACACAGGAATGGATTGACTCGAGGAACGATTCATTCCGACTCTACGGAGTATAAACAAGGAGAGCTTTCGCTCTTTTCTCGGTCACTGACACAAAGCGTGTAGCTTATATGATGATTGCGGTGATCGAGAAAAGAATGAGAGTAATCTTGTTCTTGAAGAGATACTTTTTTTGCCATTTGTTATCTCTCTTTTCTCCCATCCCCTTGAAAGAAGATAGTGATTAATGTCATTATCTTCTTTATTTTGTTATAATTTGTATATAACAAACGAAGGGGATGAAAAAATGACAGTACACACAGAAAACTCGGTTGTGGAAGGTTTAACGAAATGGAAACAAGAATTTATCGATTCTAAAGACAATAAAGTAGAGGAATTAGAATCGCTTAAGAATGAAAGAGAATTAGTTGTAGAAAAGAGACGTTGTCTGCAATCAGCTCAAGGATTAGTTGAAGAGAAAAGCGCGCGAAGAGAAGCGATTTCAGCTATGGTTGATGGTCTTGATAAACAACGAAGAGAGTTAGATAAGAAAATCGATCAAGTAACTACACAAATTAATATGATTGATTCCATTAATGAAGTAGTAATTGGCGAGATTGATAAAAGAATAGAGTCTAAATAAACAAAAGCATCCATAACGGGTGCTTTTTTCTTTGTTATATAGAATTTACATAATAAGCATCTTTAAAGGGTGTATTAGGTATAGTTAGGATTGAACATCATATAATGATACAGAAAGGTCTTTTCTAACATGCTGGTTACCTCAATGTGTATTATTAGCGCCTGGACAAGGGTGCTTTTTTTATTGCACCTTTTGAGATGGACAAGCATATATTGTAGTGTAGGACAACCTCTCTCAGGTCCTATTCAATACTCATTAAAAACTCCTACACATTTGGGCATCTACTAATGTGGATGCTCTCTTTTTATGCACGATTTGAATAGGACAAGCATATATTACAGTATGTGGTGACACCACTTTATATATCAGAGCACCTAACAATTGTGGGTGCTCTTTTATTTCGTACATATTGGACACCTAAAAAGGGAGGATGAAGAATAATGGAAAGCAACTCAAGTATTATCATCAAAAATAAATCAAGTATTAGTATTACCACGACTGTAAGTAAAGGTGATTTAATTTCTACTATTAATCAAGATACAGACCGTATATGGATTAAAGCTAAAAAAAATAATATTGATGGAAAGGTTGATAATAATGGCTAAAAACAAACTTACTATCAAAGTAGATGCTGATACGACAGAAGCATTAAAACAAATGAAGGAAGTAACGGAAGCCGCTAATGAATGTGTGGCTGCGTTGGAGAAGTTGGAAACGGTTATGAATAGAATTACAGGTAAAAGTAAACCAATCAAATATTTTCCTAAGGTTGGTATTGAATTATGCGGTGAAGTGAAACCTTCAGACATCATACAACGAATTAATAATACAGAAGAAAAAATCTGGATTTAAGTTGTGATTAAACCAATAGCAATTATCCTAGGCACTGCCGTGATCGGTACAGCGTCTTATTTTATTTTGCGAAGGGAGTGATGGGATGTTTTGGTTAGGAGGACTTACAGGATATCTTGTAGGTACACTTGTTACATTATTGGTGATCTACTTCGGATATCGGATTGGTGAGATGAGTCAGTGAAGAAGGAAATGGAGTAGTTGAAAGCGTTAAAGAATGATAAGGGGTGAGGGGAATGTGGGGTCCAGTAACTGGAAGAGACGTACTAGAGTTCTTTTGGGAGTATAAGTGGTATGTACTGAAGATGTCATGTATTCCCTTCTTAATCGGATTAGGAACAGGGTGGATTATATGGGGATGACTAGAGAAGAAATGATTCGATTCGTCATTGAAGGCGGAAAAGAGTTTGGAGAAGATTACACTCTTAAAGGATTAGAGAATATGTCCGATGAAGAATTGAAGAAAGAAGTTGAATGGGTGGATTATCTGTTAGATAAGTAATCCTAACAAAACAAACAACTCAACGAACAAAAATAGAGATAGTTAACAAAATGCAGGGTGGTTTCACAATCCCTTTAAAATCAATACTTTGAATGTATACTTTTGTTAGTGGTTTTTGCTAAAACAGCTAAAACGCTATGAGTTCAATGAAATCAATGTTTTGAATGTAAACTAATGGGTAAAAGTTTACATTCGCACGAACAATTTAAACGATGAATTATTAAGTAGCGAATCCGCTGCTTTTTTATTTTATAAAGGAATTACCATAAGGAGGAGTTAGAGAAATGAAACTAAGTAAACAAGAACAAACAGTTATTATCGGTCAGTTAATAAATGTTATTGGTGTGGGGTTAGCAAAACAACGCATTGATCCACAGAAACTAGAAAAGGCTGTAGCTATGCATAACGAAATAAGTGATGATATGACACCGAAGCAAACAAGGGAAACGCTTATTAGTGTGTTAGATAAGACGATTGACGAATTCCTAAAAGCTTAAACAAAAAAACTAATAGAGTTTATCGTGAGGTGGTAGATGTGGCAGCAATTCCAACAAAAGTAATTACTTGTTCATACTGTGAAGGGACAGGGAAAGAAATAAATCATTTCGACCCACCAGTTATTGAACATAGAAGATCAATGACTGTGTTAGAACCACAACGGACAATTAGCGGCCGAGAGATATTAGGTGATCCTTGTCCTGCTTGTAATGAAACATTAATGATTAGAGTAATTAAATAACTATTAAGGGATTACCGCGAGGTGGTGAATATGGCTAGGCAACGTAGCCCAGATCGTGACAAAGCATTTGAAATATATAAAGCAAGTAAAGGCGAGAAGCCGCTTGTTGAGATTGCCGAAGACCTCGGTATCTCAGAAGGTACAGTTCGAGGGTGGAAAAACAAGGATAAGTGGAACGATAAAATTTATGGAACGTTCCGTAAAAATGAAAAGAACGCTCCGGATAATACGGAACGTTCCGTAAAAACAGGTGCACCCATAGGCAATAAGAATGCAGTTGGTAATAAAGGTGGAGCTCCGAAAGGAAACTCGAACGCTGTTGGATTTGGTGCTCCCAAACAAAACGCTAATGCTGTAACGCATGGATTGTTCAGAAAGATAATTCCTAACGACGATCAACACGCAATGGAATTACTTGATGAAATACAAAATCATACAGAATTAGATATGTTGTTTAATTCCATTCAGCTGCAATACTTCAATATCCTCAATTCACAGCGCATTATGCATGTTCGTGATAAAGATGATATGTCACGAGAGGTTATTAGTGAATCGGAAGCTGGTGAATCTTACACTGTTCAATTCGCATGGGATAAGCAAGCTAATTTACTAACTGCATACGCAAGGGCCATGACTACATTATCTTCTATGATAGAACGCTTTGATAAGTTAGCTAATGTAGATGATGAGCGAAGATTGAAGTTAGTTCAAATGAAGACTAATATCGAGAAAACACAAGCGGATACTGACTTCGCACAAGAACGCGCAGCAAAACTCAAAGGTCAAAAGAAAGATACTTCATTACTCGATGCATTAATAGAAGGGCGTAAACAATATGAGCAAAACAGCGATTAAGTTTTCCCCTAAACAATTAGAAGTTATCTATCGGCCATATAATTACACCTTTGATGTACTTGAAGGGACGCCTAGATCAGGGAAGACAACAGCAGGGCACTTTCGCTATGCTGATTATTTGACATGGACAAGGGATACGAATCATTTGATTGTTGCTTATAACCAGGAGCAAGCACACCGTTTATTCATCGATGGTGATGGCACTGGATTACAAAACATATTTGGAAACTTAGCGGATATTAAACATGACGAGCGTGGTTCTCACCTTGAAATACACACTCCGAATGGCATTAAGCGTGTCTATTATAAAGGAGCAGGAAAAAGTAATAGTGTAGGTGCTATAACGGGTATGTCGCTTGGTAGTGTAGTATTTTGTGAGATTAACCTTCTTAATATGGGAATGATTCAAGAGTGCTTCAGACGTACATTCGCAGCGCAAGACCGTTACCATTTAGCGGATTTAAATCCTCCCGCCCCTAACCATCCAGTTATATCAGAAGTATTTGATGTACAAAATACACGTTGGACTCATTGGACTCCTGATGATAATCCGATTCTTACTGAGAAGAGGAAGCAGGAGATACATGAAATCCTTTCAAAGAATCCTTACTTACTGGATCGAGATTGGTATGGTAAACGTGTTATGCCACAAGGTGTTATTTACTCCATGTTTAGCATGAAAGATAACATCATTCCTGCTGTTCGTGGTCAGAGATACGAAATGTACTTCACTGCTGATGGTGGTCAATCAGATGCTACTTCATGCAGTTGTAATATCGTTGTTAGGTATGAAGATAAATTCAGATTGCTGCGTGTGGCTAACTACTATCATAGTGGGAAAGATACAGGGCAAGTCAAAGCAATGTCCACTTACGCAAAAGAGATTAAGAAGTTCGTTGAATGGTGTGTTAAGAAGTTTGAAATGCAATACACTGAAGTGTTTGTCGATCCAGCGTGTAAATCTTTAAGAGAAGAATTACACCTAATTGGTATTCAAACAAGCGGGGCAGACAACAACGCTCGTGATATAAAAGGTTCAAGCAAGGGAAAAGAAGTTGGTATCGAGAGACTTCAAAACGCCATTACTAACGAGCAATTTTTACTTGTTGAGTGTGATGAGTATGACCATTATAACTTCCTAAAAGAAATTGGGATGTATGTCCGTTTAGATAACGGAGAACCGATAGACGCTTACAATCACGCCTTAGATGAGGCAAAATATAGTAATAATTACTTCTATAACAACTATGTAAAATAAGGTGGTGATAATATGTTTAAAACTATCGCCAATGCGGTAAGGAGGTTGTTCACGAAAATGGGACTTATCAAAGGTATGAAAAAAGTTACCGATAACAGAAAGATAACTATCGATGAGGAATCGTACAAGCAAATAGATATATGGAAAGCTATCTATAGTGGTCATTTCGCTGAGTGGCATGATTTGAAATACCAAACGATTGAAGGACAGAAAACACGCCGTATGGCTTCATTGAATATGGCGAAAGTCGTATCTCAAGAAATGGCTTCTCTTATCTTCAATGAGAAATGTTCTATTAATATCTCAGATGAAACGCTATTCAATAACATCAAGAACGTTTTAGATGATAATAACTTTACAAGAGAGTTTCAGAGGTATCTAGAATACATGTTAGCTCTTGGCGGTATGGTTATTAAAGTGTATTGGGATAATGGAATTAAACTTTCTTATGTCACCGCAGACTGTTTTGTCCCTGTATCGTGGGATAACAATAAAGTTACTGAAGGTGTATTTATTAATGAATCCACTAAAGGCGACAAGTATTATACGCTGCTCGAATGGCATTTAATCGAAGGTACGCAGCATGTCATTAAAAATGAGCTGTATGAGAGTAAAAATAAGGGTGAATTAGGAACTAAAGTCTCTTTATCTATTCTGTACGCTGATTTGGAAGAAGAAGTTCGTATTGATGACTTATCTAAGCCGATGTTTGTGTATTTCAAACCGAATACAGCAAACAATTTCGACTTATATTCACCTTTGGGGATCTCAATATATGCGAACTCATTAGATGTATTAAAATCTCTTGATATCGCATTCGATAGCTTCCAAAGGGAATTCGTTTTAGGTAAGAAACGCATTATTGTACCTGCTTCTGCTATCAAATATGTAACGGATCCGATTTCTGGACAACAACAACGCTACTTTGATGCATCGGACGAAGTATATGAAGCGATGAAGTTCGAAGAAAACCAGGAAATAAAAGATATATCTGTTGAATTACGCGTTGAAGAACATAAAGCGGCAATAAATGCGCTGTTAAATTACTATTCAATGCAGACGGGCTTCTCTACCGGTGCATTTAGCTTTGATGGTCAAGGAGTTAAAACAGCAACAGAAGTTGTAAGCGAAAACTCCAAGACATTTAAAACAAAACAGTCGCATGAAACGATTATTGAGGATGGTATTCGCGACTTAGTGGATATTGTTATCGAAGTTGCTTCTTTATATGACGAATTTGAAAGCGCTGATGAATATGAAGTCACAGTAACCTTTGATGACTCTATAGCAGAAGATCAGGCTGCTGAAATCAATAAGCAAATCTTACTTGTTACCAACAATTTGACAACTAAGAAAAAAGCGATTATGAAAATTCACGGCGTTTCTGAAGAAGAAGCGACTCAAATGTTAGAAGAAATAACGGAAGAGAATAGAATGGCCCTTCCTGAAAATGTTGATTTCTTCGGATTGGAAGGGAATCAACAGAAAAATAATGATCCAGGAGCTGAGTAATC